CATCTCGCTCTATCACCGACATCCTTTTGTCTAATTCAACGATATCCTTGTTGAGTGCCTTAATGTCGGTTCTCGTTTCATTCGTTACTGCGCATACTTGGTCAAGCTTGATGTTCGCTTTGATAAGTCCTTCACGGATGCCTTCAAACTGTGAACTCTCTTCCCTTGTGTCGTTCCGCAAGTCCTTCTTTGAGTTCTTTGCGAATGTGACAGCCGTGAAGACGATCGCTATTGAGCTGAATATATATGGTATATACTGCTCCATGCTCCCTCCTATTCCGCATCAATGAATGTGAGTGTATATGTAACCTTCATCATCTTTGATGCTGTCTTCTGTACAGGAGTCTGCAAGTTGTTAATAGTCGCAAGGTAGTCCGTGCATCTGTATAATCTGAAAGATGACGGTCTCCAATAGCCGTTGTCATATGGTATGTAGTCCTCAAGGAGAGGATTTTCCAAAACAAGCGGAGTACCCATCGTTATTGCATCGCCTCCGTTGATTGGAAGGATTGAGCGGTCTGTGAAGTCTATCTTGTGTGAGTCATAGATGCACCAATCCTCATGCATATGGCATTTAAAATTGCGGTCAGATGTCATGGTATTATCTTCAACAAAGGTGGTGTCTGCATTGTTGGAAAGGTTCTGAAAGAAGAACCCTTCATGCAGGTTGCCTTGCTGTGCGCCATACTGACACTTGACAGCCGCCAAGCCATTACCAAACATGACGCAAGCTCCTCTGTCCTGTCCTATGAAAATCGTCTCATCGAGTGTGTTGGTGATTGTGAAGCCTGTCGCTGTTAGGTTGCTCAGATCAATCTTGACACCCTGTACGCTTGAGCCTACTGCAAGCCCATGAATCGTCTTTGCAAGTAAGTAGTAGTAATTGCCATGCTTACCACCGAGCCAAGGTGTATTGGTTCCAAGCTGAGTGATGAATGCGCTCGGAAGTGTTATCTCTGTCTCCGTCTGCGGAATATAACTCTGTCCTTCGGTATTACCCATCGGATAGCTCATCCTCATATCAAGCTTCGTGAGAGGTATCTTTGCGGTAATAACCTTGAGCTTGCCTGTCTGACTCATGTGCTGATCTGCGTAGGTTGCATTGTAATGATAATTATGATCCGCAACGAATGTTGCCGTGCTGTCGGTGTACGAAACCTTCAGGATGCGGTATATTACTGATTCGTTGCTATCAAGGTTGTAAGCCTGCGGAGTACCGCCCAGAGTGTAATCACTTCGTCTGCCCGATGAGAGTAATGCTTCGGAGTTAGAATTGCCCTCACCTATAAAACCGTGATTTGCTGAAGTAAGGCAGGCGCAGGCAATAGTTCCGTTTGCCTGTGTCGAAGCGAAATCCCATACCAACTTGTAAGAGCCATCTTCCTGCCATCCGCTTTCGGTTGTACTCCATGAGCCAAGCTCTGTTACTCCGCTCTGTCCGTCTGATGTGACGTTGTATGAGCCATTTCCGAGCATCTTCGCTCCACCCGGAAGAAGAACTGTGTCGGCTGACTCCGTCAGAGCAGAATCAAGCAGGAGAAGTCCACCCATTAATGCGTTGATAGGATCATTCCTGACACCGTCTACATTCGTGATGGTACTCGCTCCAAGCATTCCGATATCTTTCAGATACAAGGAGAGTGCATTCGTGACGAGGTTGTCATTTTCGTAAGCTTCGACCTCTCCTGTGTTGATGTCCGTAAGTTCAATCTTACTGTGTCCTTTTATTTTCATTTCGCACCCTCCTATGCGTTTTCTAATTCGATTAAAAGTGAATCGTTGAATCCTTCAAGAGCTATGCCGCCCAGAGAGATATCACCGATGCTGTCGGTTGCTGTTGCTCTCTTAAAGGATGAATCGATGTAAGTGGTGAAGCTCTCACCGATGTTCCTGTCGATATCAAGTGAATTGAAGTCAACTTCTGGAATCTGCTCCTCAATGTCGATGAGTCCGTCCCATGACTCCGTAGCCGCAAGTCCTTGTCCGTAGATCACCGCTTCAACTCCGTTAACAGGCACTTCAATCGTCCCACCTCTTGCCGTAATGGTTGCAACGAACCTTGTAAGTACCGCATCGTCTATGTTGATGTGATAGAGTAAGTGAAGGATGTGCCTACCATCAATCCACGTTTCAATAGGCTCTCTCGTTTGAACCTTCACGTTGTTAATGTAATAATTAACTGTTCCTACTACTGTGTTTGTCGTGTCAGCTTCAAGCAGTATCTCCGCATGGAACATGACCACGGTAGCTTTTAATGAAGCAAACCTTACATCGAGCAATGCCTTTGTTTTTGTATTTTTAACTCTGATGATGTCAGAGTTTGTGTAAAAGTAATATTGGATTTCGTTCTGATTTACGTTGTTGATTAATGCAGATATCTCTTTGTCGGTCTTGCTCTTGGCATTGGCAAGGTTTGGATTTTTTCCGACTCCTTCTGCTTCATATCCGCTATGAAGCTTGTAGGTGTATCTCTGCAATACGAAGTGTTTTGTTCCGTCACCCATACCGCCTGAGAGTGTGAACACATCACCGAGGTCATAGCATGGATCTCCAAGCATCGTGCAACTATATGGCACGTAAGCCGTTGCTGAAAGGCTGTTGAGAATTGCTCTTGCCATTCGTTCCTTCGTATCCGGCACACCGAACTGCATAAATGGATTTGAGCCAAGGTTGTATGTTAGATATATATCATGCTCTGTGCCATAGTATTTCGTCTGTCCTGATTCCATATCAACAACAGAGATACCACTATATCTGCTCTCAAAGTCAGAAAACGAAGCATCTGAGAATCGGTTCTCATCCGTGATCTCGTCAACCACGTTCATGTCATAGGTTTTTAAGTACAAGCCACCGCTTCGGTTGATGAGAGCGATTGATGCTAACGTCTGTGCCAACCACGAAAGCATATCTCTAAAGGTTTCGATGTCATTGTCTGCCCAGAGTCCAAGCAGTTCCGCACCATTAGGAAGAGCCTCAACCTCTTGCTGTGTCATGGCAAGTGTTACACCACATTGAGTGCATATGTTGCTCAGTATTCCATAAGCTGTACCTGTCGTTACGTTAAACTGTGCGGTCTTATCAAACTTCGCCATGTTGTCATAAGCGATCACACTCACACCATCACCGCCAAGTGAAGCTTCAGCTATAGTGAATACTCCAAGCGGAATCTCTTCAGATGTCGGCTCTTCTTCGTCATCTGCAAAGTATCTTCTCTGGTATACTGTAATCTCTTTGCCTACCCATGAGTATCTGCTTATGTTTACGTTTTGAAATGTAGCACGGAGTTCTCCTATGTACACAGAACCAAGCTTGATCTCATCTCCGTCAATACATTGGTTTGTGATTGAAAAGCTCCCTCCTGCAATGTTATTTTCGTCAAATGCCTTATCGCCTATCGTTCCCCTCACGGAGATACGTGCAACAGGCTCTTTCATGTCTTGTCTATATTTGTTTGATACGGAGTACATATCTGCCCTCCTTAAAACTCTGTTAAGCTAAAGCCAACCACCCAAAGTCCTGTGGTGTTCGGAACATTGTCCGAATACTGTTGGAATGATGCCGAGAAGTCTCTCATCCTTACCTTACGGAGTCCTGTGGCATCGGTCAGCGGATCATATGTCTGAAGGAACTGATATGGCTGTTGACTCAACGCATACAGTTGATGGTAGAGCCTTGATGTGCAGTTAAACTGTGCGGTAACAGATAGCTTGTTCTGTCTGATTACGTTGACAAGGTCTGTTCCTGCTTCGGATGTGTTGGTGTTCTCAAGCCACCCATATGACTCATCCCATTGAATAGGCTTCGGTAAGGTTACACCACCAAGTGTTCTTGTGACCATCATCTGCCTCCTGTTCTATAGTTATATCTGTTAATTGCTGAAATGACCTGCCTATCGAAGGTCTGTCCGTTCATTTGCTGATTAATGGTGATTGTTGCACCATTCTGCATTGCCGTGATGATCTGATTCAGCTGTGGTCGGTAATCAATCTGCGGAGTCTGCATCGCAAGTGATGACTTCATAGAATTAGCAACCGCATCAATCCACTTCTTGTTCTTGTCCAGAGGTACAACCGCCTCTGCTCCATTACCTTCAAGGAATCCGATTTGTCCCTTCTTCAGGACACCACCTTCCTCCATTTGAACGAGGTCAAGCTTGCCAATCTTCGGAATATGGACACCCGGTATCTTGTTGATAATCTTAATCGCTCCGTTAATCAGCGAGATAAAACCGTTGATGATTCCGATTGCTCCTGAGAGTACATCGTTGATTACGTTACGAACCGCTCCACCGACAGCATCACCGACAGCCGTTCCGACTTCCGTGAAGATTCCCACGATTGTATCCCATACTCCCTTGAAGAAGTCTCCGAGCTTTCCGAATATGCCTGTAATCGCATCATAGGCGGCTTGGAATCTGTCAGAGAACCATTGTCCAACACCCTCGAAGAAGCCTGTGATAGCATTCCATGCGTCCGAAGCTATCTGCTTAATCGATT